GGGAACTGACGAAATACTATTTTGAAGAATACAATAAGGAAAATACGGATTGTTATTTTGATATAAACGATGAAAAAAGAATAATTCGGGCAAGCAATTATACAGAGCTTCCCCGCCTGTTCTACTACCCGACAAACAGCGGCAACAAGCCGTATAAGGCAATAAAGGAGTTTAAGAGGTTTTCGCTCCTCTCCCCTCTTACAAAAGGTATCATCTTTAATATAGGCTGCGCCGATTACGGCAGCATAACGGCAGATTGTGAAAAATGTACTGTTGCACTGTATTTGATAAAGATATATGCCGGAAGCCGTGAAATAAAAAGTATTCCGGCGCTTGTGGGCATGACTGAGGATAACAGATTATTAACGCACAGTGAGTGTGAGGATATTCTGAACAGACCTGTTTATTCATTTGAGGAACAAGGCGACAGAAAAGAGTATTGGCTGCGCTCCGAGAAGCCCGATAAAATGGATAGGCTTGTAAACCTTGATAAGTATATCGAAAAAGAAACGGACAGGCTGACACCGGTGCAACGTGAGGAAATTGACAGAATGAAGCTCGCGGCGGCAAATAAGAAAAACAGTTTGCAGCACTCCCTTGATGGCATTGAGCTTGATATGAAGCAGGCTGAAAAGGAAAAGGATGATGTAAAATCGGACAGGCTGAAACTCCTGATAATTGAACGAAAAATATCAGCTTTAAAAAATGAGCTGTTAAAGAAAAAAGAAGGTCTGTTCTTTGATGAAATGCAGATTGATGTAGATTTAGAAAATAAAATAAACGCATTTTTAGGCAGAGAAAAAATTACGGCAAGAGCTGTGCAGCAGTTTGTTATGGAAGTTAATGTTTAGTATTTGATAAGCAAGGGGGAATTAAAGTTGGATAATATTCTATTCTTTGATGAATATAAAACATTCATAGATAATCTGAATAACGCAACAAGTGAAAGTGATGGTTCTTTAGCACAAATATCGAATTGTTTTGAAATGTTTTTATCAGACTTTAGTAAGACGAAAATGAAATACATTTATAAAAACATTTCCAAGTGGAATGTTGATTATTTAAATGATGATAATTCAAATTTAGAACATATAAGAAATGTATGGGGTGAAGCATTTGCTTTATATTCGTGTTATCTTGAATTAAGTGTTTATTTCTGTGATGAATATTTAAAATACATAAATCAAACAGGAAGATTTCAAACAAATAAAAATAAAGAACAAGTTTTTACTGCACTACGATACATAAATGGACGCGCTATTCGTATTGCAAATGAAGTTCTTGTTTTGCTTAAAAATGGATATGCAGATGGTGCTTATGCTCGACATAGAACTTTATATGAATTGAGTATTTATGCAAACTTCATTGTAAAGTATGGAGACAATGTTGCAAAAGCCTATATAGAATATAATGGTGATTTGTATGACTGGGCAAATATCGTTATAAAAAAGAAGAGAATATCGTTTAAAGATATAGAAGAATATTCCGATATAAAGCAAGAGGATATTGATAAATGGAGAAAGGAATACTCCCTAACTTGCAAGCTTGTTCGTGCATCACCCCAAGGGACATTTTCGAGACTTTCTTTAAAAGGGAAAATGGAGGAAATACTGATTGGGCCGTGTGATAGTGGTCTTGAAGTGCCAGCGGTAAACACTCTTGCGACATTATATTACATAAATTGTATGTATTTTAAGTGGGATAATGATTTATTACCCCTCATGTGGGTAAGCGTATTAAAAGAACTAAGAGATAAGGCATACGATAAATTTGAAGAAATAGAAAATAGAAGATTTTTTAAAAAGGAGGACGAAACCAATGGAAAATAAATTAGACGGTCTTTCAATGGATTTAGAAAAAACAAATATGGAAAAGTTAAAGTCAGTATTCCCGGAATGTTTTTCAGAGGGAACGCTTGATATAGACAAGCTGTTGTCGCTGTGCGGTGAGTACATAGATAACGACTTTGAAAAGTACAAGTTTGAATGGAGGGGCAAAGCGGAGTGTCTGCGTCTTGCACAAAGGCGTTCTACAGGTACTCTGCGCCCATGCCGTGAGGAAAGCGTTAATTTTGACGATACGCAAAATGTTTATATTGAGGGCGATAACCTTGAAGTATTAAAGCTGCTGCAAACCGCTTATTATAACAAAATCAAAATGATTTATATTGATCCTCCCTACAATACGGGCAATGACTTTGTATATGAGGATGATTTTGCTGATCCTATGGCGAGGTATAAAGAAGTTACACAGCAGACAACTAAATCCAATCCCGAGACAATGGGCAGATTTCACACAAATTGGCTCAATATGATGTATCCGAGATTAAGACTGGCGTCGAACCTTTTGACTGAGGACGGAATTATATTTATCAGCATTGACGATAATGAAGTGTTCAATTTAAAGAAAGTTTGCGACGAGGTTTTCGGAGAGGAAAACTTTGTCGCACAAATGGTTTGGCAATCAACTCCGGGTTCAAATACAGGAACAAATATTATAACTGTTACTGAATATTTACTTGTATATGCGAAGTCAAGAAATGAATGTGCTTTTAACACATTGCCTGTATCTGATGTAGATAAATATAACTTAGAAGATGAATATGTGGAAAAACGAGGAAAATACATTTTAAATAAACTTGACAGGAGAATGACAGGTACTCATTATTCAGAAGCATTAAACTATCCAATCAAAATGCCTGATGGTAAATTGATATATCCGGGTAGTTCTGAACAAAAAAGCAATGAGAACTGGAATTATCGGTGGTCTAAGTCGAAAGTCGAATGGGGTGTAGAAAACGGCTTTATTGTATTTAAAAATGTTGACGGAAAATGGAATACCTATTTTAAACAATATCTAAAAGTTGATAATAATGATAACCCTATAAATAGAAGTTTACCACATCAAAATTTAATTAAATTAGAACAATTCAATTCTACACAGGGTACAAAAGAAATAATGAGTTTTTTTGGAAACAAATTTTTTGATTATCCCAAGCCTACTAACTTGTTAAAATATTTAATAAATATTTGCCCTGATAAAAACGCTTTAATCCTTGATTTCTTCTCTGGCTCTGCAACAACAGCACACGCCGTTATGCATTTGAACGCCGAGGACGGCGGTAACAGAAGATTTATATGTGTTCAGTTGCCGGAGGTTACAGATGAAAAATCAGAGGCGTATAAAGCAGGCTATAAAACCATCTGTGAAATTGGCAAGGAGCGTATTCGCCGTGCCGGAAAGAAAATCCTTGAGGAACAGGGCGACCAAATCGAAATAGGTGATGAAGAAAAGAAGCCGCTTGATATTGGTTTTAAGGTGTTCAAGCTTGACACCTCAAACCTCAAATTATGGGATGGTACACCTATCACAGGTGACAATCAGATTAAGATATTTACAGAGCGTATGAACTCTATGATAGACAGTATCAAGGACGATAGAACCGATATGGATGTTGTCTATGAGGTTATGCTGAAAATGGGCGTTCCGCTTGATATTCCCGTTCAGTACATAGAGGTAAACGGTAAGGTTGTTTATATCGTCGGTGATTTTCTTCTGATGATTGCTCTTTTTGATAATATAACCGCAGAGGATATTGACGGTATGGCGGCGTATGCTCCGGCAAAAATCATTTGTGCCGAACAGGGTTTTGCAGACGATACCGCGCTGTCGAACGCATATTATATTTTGCGGGATAAGCAGATTGAATTGAAGCTGGTATGAGGTGTCTGTGATGGAAAATAATATAATTGTATATCAAACCGAGGATGGAGCGCTTAAAATTGATGTAAAACTTGAATATGAAACTGTTTGGCTGACACAGCAGCAAATGGCGGAGCTTTACCAAACATCAAGAACAAATGTTGTAGAGCATATAAAAAATATATATGCAGAGGGTGAGCTTGACCAAAATTCAACCTGTCGGAAATTCCGACAGGTTCGGACAGAAGGCAATCGAAAAGTTGAAAGGAACATTCCTTTCTATAACCTTGATATGATTATATCATTGGGCTATCGTATTAAATCGGTTATTGCGACTCGTTTCAGACAGTGGGCAACACAGCGGCTTAATGAGTATATCCGTAAAGGCTTCACAATGGACGATGAGCGTCTTAAAAATCTTGGCGGCGGCGGATACTGGAAAGAGCTTTTAGAAAGAATCCGCGACATTCGTGCATCCGAAAAGGTTTTTTACAGACAAGTTCTTGATATTTATGCAACAAGTATTGACTATAATCCGAAAGCGGAAATATCAATAGACTTTTTTAAAAAAGTACAAAATAAAATTCATTATGCGGTGCATGGACAAACAGCAGCGGAGGTAATATACAACAGAGCAGACAGTGAAAAAGAGTTTATGGGACTTACAACCTTTAAAGGAAATCGCCCTCATTTGTCGGACGCTGTTGTTGCGAAAAATTATCTTGATGAAAAAGAGCTTCGTTCGTTAGGGCAGCTTGTTTCGGGATATTTGGATTTTGCTGAAAGACAGGCTGAACGGGAACAGGTTATGACAATGAAAGATTGGGCGGAGCATCTTGACCGTATATTAACGATGAGCGGCGAAAAGCTTTTAGTGGGGGCCGGAAGCGTTTCCCACAAGCAGGCAGTTGACAAAGCTACAGATGAATATAAAAAATATCAGGCGAGAACGCTCAGCGAGGTGGAAAAGGATTATCTGGCAGCTATCAACGCAATAAATGATGAAGCAAAGTCAAAATATAAAGAACAGCGTTGAGAAACAGATACTTTACAAGATACAACCAAAAAAATATATAACCGAAAAAAGGTGATAACAAATGAAACTTAAATTTAAAAATCAAGATTTTCAGACCAATGCGGTAGATGCTGCAGCGGATCTGTTCAAGGGGCAGGAGAAGCTGCACTCCACCTTTGAAATTACAAATATAGAACAATCAGACTTGGTAAACCAAAATGAATTTGGTGTTGGTAATATCGTGTCTATTTCCAATGATGTGCTTGCAGCCAATATGAACGAAGTTCAGAGAAAGAACAACCTTCCGATGACAAATGATATTGTCGATGAAGAAGGAACAACACGCCGTTCTTTCTGTATCGAAATGGAAACGGGTACAGGAAAAACCTATGTATATACCAAAACCATATTTGAACTTAATAAAAGATATGGCTTTACAAAGTTTATTATTGTTGTGCCTTCTGTTGCTATCCGTGAGGGTGTATATAAATCTTTTGAGATAACAAAGGAGCATTTTCAGAACACATACAATAATGTGCCTTGCAGATACTTTATCTATAACTCAGGCAAGCTTTCTGATGTAAGACAATTTGCAACAAGCAATAATATTGAGATTATGATAATCAACATAGACGCATTTAAGAAAGCCGAAAACATAATCAATCAGGCACAGGACAAACTCAATGGCGAAACTGCTATGCGATATATTCAGGACACAAATCCTATTGTTATCATAGATGAGCCGCAGAGTGTTGACAATACGCCAAAGGCAAAAGAGGCTATTGCATCGCTCAATCCCATGTGTGTGTTAAGATATTCCGCAACGCACAGAGAAAAGATGAATTTACTCTACCGTTTAACCCCCGTTGACGCTTATCAGATGGGGCTTGTCAAGCAGATATGCGTGTCCTCAAACACTGTTGCAAACGATTTTAATAAACCGTATATCAGGCTTGTGTCGGTATCAAACGAGAATGGCTTTAAGGCAAAGCTTGAACTTGATATTCAAAATAAGAACGGTATCGTTTCAAAAAAGGCTGTAACAGTAAAGCCGAATGATGATTTGTTCCTCATATCCGGTAAGCGTGATTTGTATGACGGTTATTCTGTTGCAGGAATAGACTGTACGCCCGGAAAGGAAGGCGTGGAATTTTCCAACACTGAATATGTTGCTCTCGGCAAGGCGCTTGGCGGTGTGGACGAAAACATTATAAAAGAGGCTCAGATTAAAAGAACGATACGCGCACATCTTGATAAAGAGCTTCGATATACCGAAAAGGGTATCAAGGTCTTGTCGCTGTTCTTCATTGATGAGGTTAAGAAGTACAGAACAGCAGACGGCGAAAAAGGTATTTATGCCGAAATGTTTGAGCGGTGCTACAACGAGCTTATGAGTCAGCCCAAATACGCTCCTTTAAAAAAACAATTCCCGGCAAGCACGGAAACCGTGCATAATGGTTACTTTTCGCAGGATAAAAAGGGTAAGTTTAAGGATACAAAAGGCGATACAATAGCCGATTATGATACATACAACACGATTATGAAGGACAAAGAATGGCTTTTATCTTTTGATTGTCCTCTCCGCTTCATATTCTCTCATTCCGCACTTAAAGAGGGTTGGGACAATCCGAATGTATTTCAGGTATGCACGCTAATTGACCAAAAATCCACCTTTACCTGCCGCCAGAAAATAGGCAGAGGTTTGAGGCTTTGCGTAAATCAGGACGGAGAGCGTATTGAGGATAAAAATATAAATATACTTCATGTTATGGCAAACGAGAGCTTCGCCGAATTTGCTGATACGCTTCAGCACGAGATTGAAGATGAAACAGGCATTAAGTTTGGAACGCTGCAAATCAGCCTTTTCAGCGGTATGAAATACACCGAAACAAAAACCGTTGAGAAAACCATTACACCCGAACAGGCGCAAAAAACCGTTGAGGTTTTAAAGCAAACGGGCATTATATCGGAAACCGGCAAAGTCGAAAAGAGACTTGAAGAAATAAAGGAAATTGAAATTCCGCAGGAGCTTGAAGATGTCAAGAGCGAGGTTATTAAAGTAATCGAAACTGCCGGAGAGGTTGATACGGAATCACTTATAGGTACAGCTTATACCGAAACTGTTACTGAAGAAAAAGAAGTATCCTACGATGACGCAAATGAACTTATGCAGCACTTTGAAAAGAAGGGCTATGTAACAAAGACCGGCAAGATGAAGGACACTATGAAAAACGCACTTTTAACAGGTACACTTGACTTGCCGAAAAAATTTGAAGCTGCAAGGGAACGCTTAGAGAGCGTTGTTAAAAAGGCTGACAATAAGCTGCCTGTTCATGACGATTCAAAGGAAGTTGTCGTTCATCTGAAAAAACAGGCAATGCTGTCCCCTGAATTTATGGAGCTGTGGAGCAAGATAAAGCAGAAAACGGCATACCGTGTGCAAATCGACACGGAGGAACTTGTGAAGAATTGTGTGGCAGAGCTTAAAAATATGCCGGAAATCCCGCGGGCAAGGCTCGTATCTCAGACGGCGGACATCAATATTCAGAACCCCGGTGTCACCTATACGGAAAAAGAAATCCGCACAACGGACATTGAGGACACCTACTCCACCCTACCCTACATACTCGGAATTATCAGTGAGGAAACATTAATTAAAAGAGCAACCGTTGCAAGAATTATAAACGAAAGCGGCAGAGCGCAGGACTTTCTGAACAATCCGCAGGCTTTTATAGAAAAAGCTCTTGATATTATCAAGCGAAACCGACACGCCCTTGCCATTGACGGCATAAAGTATGTGAAACTCGACGGTCAGGAATACTATGCACAGGAAATCTTTGACTCTGCAGAGCTTGTTGCAAACCTTGATAAAAATGCTGTAGCTGTCAACAGAAGTGTTTACGATTATATCATTTACGACAGTTCTACGATAGAAAAGCCGTTCGCTAAAGCGCTTGACGATGATCCTGATGTTAAGATGTTCTTTAAGATACCAGACCGTTTCAAGATTGAAACTCCGATAGGAACATATAACCCCGATTGGGCGGTATATTTAGACCGCGACGGAGAACAGAAGCTTTATTTTATCCTTGAAACAAAGGGTACAACCGATTTATTTGGACTGAGAACACCGGAGCAGCTTAAAATTCATTGCGGCACAGAGCATTTCAAGGCGCTGCAAAACGGTGTGGAAATGCGTGTTGCAAGGAATTGGAAGGAATTTAAGATTAACCAATAATTATGATTCCTGCAATTTAAATTACTGCTCATTATAGACAAACCGGAATCCGTGAAGTTTAAATTGATATAACAGCCCACAATCGTCGTAACCAAGCCATTTATAGCACTTTTTTGTGCGAATTTTTTATTCACCCAATGGGTGATAAAATTTTATGCTGTTTTTGTGCCTAAAAATAGCATAACCACGCCGTTTTCGACCATTTTTTATGAAATGAACTTCACGGATTCAGGCATTATTTTGATATAATGCACACAGTAGGCAAGTTAATGCACCTAAAATCAAGTAATTGTTTTTTGTATGCACACGGCAAAATAGTTATTCATCTTCTTTGTTAGTTTATATGCAGTTTTCACATTCCTATCCACAAGACAACTTCAAACGCTCATCTATATTCCCAATCCCAGGAATAAGTATTCCATTATTATCAATATTATCTGGATTACCACAAATATAAATATCTGCATTTGGTAAGGCAGTTTGTAATTCATTTACACCATTAACAGAGTAGAAAATTCCCACTATAATTAGTTTTGATGGCATATATTTCTCTAAAGCTTTTTTTGCTAAAGATATTGCTGTACATCCAGTTGCAAAAACCGATTTAGCAATTATTACATTCTCAACAGCCAAGCCATTTTTTATCTCAGGTAATTCTATACTCCTTATAGGAGAACTAAAAGTGTCTTTACCTCTTACACCATTAAAATCCATATATCCTTGGTAATCACTTTTTATCGCTCTATTAAGACCGCTAGCAAAAAATGCATAATCATCCTTAGTACTTATTATAACACTATTGCAGGTTTTTTTTATTTGTAATTCCTCATATGTAAAATGCATAGGTGTTTCTATTGTTGCTTTATGCAAAAGTCTTTCTTCACATATTTTTATTCCCATTAAAAAACCTGCATCAAATAAATGGTCTTGCAATAGCTTGCTATCTGATCGTTTATCTCTTATTACCGTCTTAAGCATTTCAAGATATTGATTATCCTGTATATTTTTTACCATACTATTCTCCTACAATCCTAGTATAATACTTTTGAAACTCATTTACACTAGCCCAAAAGTTTCTTCTTATCTCAGTCCTCCTGCATAGAAACGAATAATCGGTTCCATTATAAGAAAACTCAATCTCGACATCTTCTTTAGTTGTTTTATAGAATATTTCTCCAACGCTTAAATCTATTATACCCTTTATTACACGTATATAGTGATCTATTATATTCAAATTATTTTCAACCTGTGTTCTATCTGAAAGCCAATGAAAAAAAGAATTTTTTACCACCTGCTGAAGTTCATGTGAATAATTAAAACTTGCTCTGAAATAGCCAGAATAGTAATTAGAAACTTTAGCTATAAAATCTTGTTGCTTTTTCTCCACTTGATTAACCGTATTTTTTTTGAAAATCATAACTTTAGTAGGATCATCTAATATTGCAGCATCGTACTCAACTTCTGTAGCTGATTTACCGTTATCTAATTCCATACCATACTTTTCTGATAAAATCAGTATATACACATCGCATTCTTTTGCCATTTTTACAGTAGAACGAGCACTGCTACCTGCTAAAGAAAAATTATTAAAAGGCGCTGAACCAATTAATTGAACAAATTCAAATTGCTCAAACATCTGTTTTAATGCATCTCTCTGCCTCTAATCCAGTATTAACTGAACTAATCATTATTTTTATCATTTGATTCACTCCAATTTCTAATCTCTTTTAACGAAAAGTTTCTATAATCGTTTTTATTAATATCAAAAGCTTTTAATAGCCACTGTGCTTCAGTGTGATATGGAGTTGTTCCATACCACAGTTCCATTGGCAAAACATATCTCTTGCTTATTTCACCTTTATAATTTTTGTATTCAAATGTTACAGTATGTTCCATATTCATAATCTCCATATAATAATTAACAAATATCTCATAGATTTAAAATAACGCATCTATTTTTTTAATGCCCTTTATAAAAAACAAATTGATATTATTACCCCAGAATAAGCATAAAAGCCACAATTATGTATGAGCTCCTAATAATACTTAATAATTTACATTGTAATGCTTAAAAAATGAAGAATTACAATTTTCTTTTTTTCATTATTCTTTACTGAAGTAAACAATTTCATTTCACCATTGCATTTACTCATATATTGACTTTAAATTTTTCATAATGTATAACTATTTAGAGCCTATCCGTAAATAAATATCAATTAGTAAATATGCACAAATAACAAAGTATTTCTAACCAATCATCGGAAGAATTCTCTATCTATATATGTTTCGATTGAAAAACTACATTATTCCAAATAATGTATATATATATTATGTGTGATAAATAAGCACCTTCCAATATACCATAATTTTGAATTATGTAAATTCTCTATTTGAACATATATATATCCTATATATTCTTCAACTACTTTGTGCATTTTGACGATAGGTTTTTAATTACGGATAGGCTCTTAGTCCCACTAAATTAGTTAATTTTGCCATCTTAGAATTATACAATTCAATATAACTACCAGTTTTTGCTAAATTGTATAGCGGTTTGCTAGATTGTATGGGGTTACGCCAAAAAAGATACCCTTCCATAAGACAGATGATTCCTTTCTATTTTCTAGGGCTAATGATTTTCTCAAAATAGTCTAAAATAAATTTTCTGTCATATTTAGTTTCAACCGGGGCAGTAATAAAAATAGTAAGCCTATCCAATGATCTTGATAGTTAGTTGAATTTGCCTATAGTGGAAGCCCGCAGAAATGCGGGTATTTTTTTATACTTGTAAATATTTTGTATTTTACAGAGAGGAGGCGAAAATTTATGCAAAAAAGTATTGCTAAGATAAAAGAAGAGATTGCAAAATACCCCGCAAATTCAGCGTGGAGCAGGGGTGTCAGAGATTATGCCGAAGAATTGTTTGATGAGTATATCGAAGGTAAGGAAATTCATGGTGATATATTAGAGATTGACAAACTTACAAATGCAGATTTACTCAATGGTGCTGATGACTGGAGCCAGTACAGCTGGGGCGGATGTGCATTAATTTATGACAGCGACATCTGCGAACGCTTGTGTACTAAAAGCGAGCAAAAAAGAAAACATGATGGCGAATTGCCACCTAATAGAGATGAACAGTGGCTTGACATTCAGGCAAGAGCATTGTTTAAGGCGGCAGGTATTGTAATTAGAATTGTGAATAGAAAGGAATTTCAGAAATGATAAAAGAGGACGCATACAAAATTCTTGCAAAACATATTTTTAATGCTCATCTTAAATACGAAGCAGATAAGGACATGATTATTTTAGCCGATAATCTTGACGAAGCAGAGAGAAAGGTGAAAGCGTTTTTTGGAACATCAAGCATAATTGTGCAACATATTATTCCTACTAATGACCCACAGGTTTATAAAATTAAGGAGGCGCAAAAAAATGAGTTTGATAAATAATAACGCAAAACATATTAAATTTATATCATATACAGGTGAATATCCAAACTTGTGTAGCGGCGTACTGACATTAGAAATCAATGGAGTGGAATATCGCTTCGGTCATGATTACCTCAAATCTGATTCTTGGAAAAATGATGGGAATCATCAAGCTTTTTGGCGTAGCGGAGGTTCATGTGGGTTTATCGGTGATTTTGAAGATTGTTATGTTAATGAGGGTTCATGGATTATTGATGTGGACGAATTGCCAGATGAATTAAAGCAATACGCACATGAGATTGACGAAGTTTTTAATGACAATGTTGATTACGGTTGCTGCGGAGGTTGTTTATAAGTGGAGTGATTCGTGAAAAAAAACATTATCAAAAAGTATCTTAATATACAGAAAGGAATTTCAGAAATGATGAAAAGAGAATTTCTTGCTATATTGAAAGGAGAAGAATATGCGACTGATTGATTTGAACTCCCCTGAAGCTGTCCATTTGATTTCAAATCTTGAACCAAAGTGGAAATCTATGGATGAGTTTAGCAGTGAGGAATTAATAAACGAGTTAAACAGCATTATTGAATCATTTATGAAATTGCCGGTTGTGGAAGCACGACCGGTAAAACATGGGCATTGGTTGGGCGCGCAATCATTTGAAAGTCAGTGTCCTTATACAATGGGGGTATGCTCAATATGCGGGTGCAAACCTTTACGGAGAGTAATGTCTGGTATGCCGTATTCTTATTGCCCTAACTGTGGAGCTAAGATGGATGAGAAAATAAATCGGAAAGGATGAGATATTTATGATTAAAACTTTTACACCACAACCATATGACGGGTTGAATTTGCTGCCAAGCTATGCGAAGAATGTCAGAGCCTTTACACTGATTGGCAATATACCCGGAGGGTATGCGATTACTCTTGCAAAGCTGCGGGTCGGATATTCCGTGAGTGCGGGCAATCCGCTTGCCCATGCCTTATTTGAGAGTTTTACTGACCACGGTGAACGGGCAAAAGCTGCAAGAACAAGAGCAAGCGGTGCTGATAAGGAATTTGCCGCAATAAAGAGTGCAATGACTGAGGCAGGAATTGAATTTAATCCGGTTATACCGGATTCCTGTGAATCAATCCTGTATGCACTGGGAGATTGGTTTAAGGAACATAATCCTGAAATCATGTCATTTTCTCTCGTGTCACAAAGTTGTCATTGACAAGTCATAAAGGAGATGATATAATGATAGCATCAGAAACTATAACCACTCACGCGCCAATGCACTTGCGCTTAGAGATTTTGCAGAAATGCAATTTCTTTTGGCTCCGCGATATATGCGATGTAGATATTACGCAGTGCTGCGCAAAATGTTTTATCGGCGGCAAGGATAACCGCGTTTATTATGGAACTCTGTATAAATCTCATGCGATTGTGGATATTATTGTAAAACAGCACCCAAAAGCCAAAGCCTATTATCTATGTGGATTGAGCAACGGCTTTGTCTGGAGTCTGAATACTCATGTGGCGTTTGTACCGGATGAAAAATCAGAAATCCATATTAATAACGAGCGCATTAAACTGGATATCACCAATGCGCGGCGCATTCACTTCTGGGATTATGTGCCAAACCCGCCGGGATATTTCACAAAGCAGCAGAGAAGCTGTCGTAACTGGATATTTGCGAATTATATAAAGGACGGTATGCCATTATGATTATAAGTGCGAGCAGGCGGACTGATATTCCGGCAATGTTTTCCGAATGGTTTTATAAACGAATAGAAAAAGGATTTGTCCTCCTTAAAAATCCATATAACCCGCAGCAAGTCGGGCGTGTTTCACTCACGCCCGACAAAGTTGACGGGTTTGTTTTCTGGACAAAGAATGCGGCTCCAATGCTTGGGCGCATTCACGAATTGGATAAATTCAAATATTATTTCCAGTATACAATCACGCCATACGGAAAGGATATTGAAAAAAATATCCCTGATAAAAAAGAGATTGTTATACCTGCTTTCAAACAAATAGGAGCAAATAAAGCAGTATGGCGTTACGACCCTATTTTCATAAATGAAAAATATACATGGGATTACCATATTCGGGCGTTTACATCTATCGCTGAAATGCTTGAAGGATTCACAAAAAAGGCAGTTATGAGCTTTGTCGATTCCTATCGAACCATTGATTTACGCCCTTTGAATATACAGCCGCTGACGCCAGAACATCAGAAAGCACTTGCGCAGCAGTTGTTTGAAATAGCGGAAGCGCATGGGATTGAACTTTCTTCCTGCGCTGAAAATTTGGATATTCCGCATTCTGCTTGTATTGACGGAAAAATGTTCGGGGTGAACAAGCCAAAAGACCGCAATCAGCGCGGATTGTGTCAATGTTCGGAAAGTGTTGATATTGGCACTTACAGTACCTGTAGAAATGGCTGTGCATACTGTTATGCGAACCGTTACGGATATGTCATGAAAACGCCAAACGCGGAATGCGACTTATTAGGACCGCCGCTTACAGGCAATGAAAAAATTAAACAGAGAAATTAGTAAAAAGCCTCCGTATGAATCCGGAGGCTTTTCTGTGTTTATATTACAAGGAGGATAATGTATGGAGATAATTAATAAGCGAGTTGACGAACTCGTTGAATATGAAGGCAATGCCCGCAAAAATGATACGGGTGTATCAAAAGTTGCAGAAAGTATAAAAGAATTTGGTTTTCTTAATCCGATAACGATTGATGCGAACAATATTATTATATCCGGTCACACACGGCTGAAAGCCGCAAAGCAGCTCGGACTTGAAGAAGTACCCTGCATTGTACAGGATTTATCTGAGGAAGACGCGAAACTCGCGCGTATCATTGACAATAAGAGCCACGAATATTCAACATGGGATGTAGGTAAGCTGCATCATGAACTGGATACTATAGGACTTGATTTCAAAACCACATTTTTTACGCCGAATCGTGACAGAAAATTTTTTACGGAAAACAAATTTCTCATTTTTGGTAATAACGAATTGCCCCTCACAGATGATGAGTATAAAAAGCTGAAAGCGGTGTATAACGATTATATCAGTAAAAATAAAACATATCTTGGATTTGTATTATATTTGACGGGAGGCGAAGCGTAATGAACATTAGAGAAATTTCTGTTGCACGATTGAAAGAGTATGAAAACAATCCACGCAATAATGACCTTGCTGTAGAAAAAGTTAAATACAGTATTGAGCGTTTCGGATTTTTGTTTCCGGTTGTTATAGACATGAATTATACCATTGTCTGTGGGCATACCCGAGTACGCGCTTGTCGTGAAATGGGAATTCAGTCTGTCCCCTGCATTATTGCAGACGAACTGACGGAAGAACAAATTAATTTATTCCGCTTGGTGGATAATAAGTCAAGTGAATACAGCGACTGGGATTTTGAAAAGCTCAAAAATGAATTATCCCTTGTAGACCTGACATTAGACGAAAATCAATTATTGCTTGACCGTTTTGAATTGAGTGCAGAGGTATTCGATATAGACGCAGAACAGGCGGAAATTAAAGTCCCCTCATTCAATTTTATGGGCGTTAATGATAAGCCTAAGAAAAATACTGTGCGGACAATTAACAATGACGGCAATGTCACTGTTGTTAAAGAAGATACCGGTTTAAATACAAATATGTTTGATAATTGTGCTGCCGGCTCGCAGGAAAACACTGATACGCAGGAGAAAGAAGAAAAAATAAACACAGCGCCTAATCCAAATTCTATAGCGAAAACTGCACCGGAAAGTATGGCTGTTGAGCCATCTGATATAGAAGAACCCAAAGAAAAAGTGAAGGAATCAAAAGCGGTTCTGCAATTCTGTCAGTTCAGGTTTGGGGATGTATCGTTCTTTATTTCTCAGGTTGAGCTTGGCAGATTAAACGATAAATACAAAGAATATATCGACAGCGGCGCTATTTTGGAAGAAAGCTTTGCAAATTATCTGTTAAAGGGAGTTGAAAATTGTGATTGATTTTATAGAGAAAGTACCGATTGATGAAGTTACAGGGTCTGAATACAACCCACGCTCTATTACTCCGGAAGCGTTGAAAGCGTTGCAGTACAGTATTCGCCGTTTTGGCATGGTGAAGCCACTTATTGTCAATGCGGCCAATAATGTGATTACTGCCGGACACCAGCGTAAAAAGGCGGCTACCGCGATTGGACTGGAATATCTGCCGTGCATAAGAATAAGCAGCCCGAATTTACAGGATGAAATTCTGTTCAACCTTATGCACAACTCAATAGAAACAAGTAAAACTACTGTTTGCATTGAGGATTTTATCGTGAGCGGATATCATTACTGTCCTCCGGAAAAAATTAAAATTGAAAGTGAGCCGAGAAATGTCCTTATCTGCTCTGAAATTACAAAGCTGTTGTCGCGTTACGGCGAGTGGGGCAGCGTTGTTACAGATGGAAACGGCAATGTTATTTTGAACGCCGAATATGCCTACTGTGCTAAAAAACTTGGTTATGGCGTTCTGAGTTATGCAATACCTGATGAGGATGTTGCGGAATTTCTTGAATGTATGGGTGTGGAATATGGTAAGTACAATTTTGATAATTTGGGTGTGGAGACATACCATCAATTTCTGGCGCAGCCGAAGCGGTTAAGTACAGATGGGCGCCAATCCAATACATCTATCCTTTACGAAAAGTATCTAATTCCACGCTTGCAGAAATCCGATGCTATTATAGATATCGGAGCAGGTCGTATGGCATATGTTAAGCTTCTGAAATCTAAGGGATTCAATATTCACGCTTATGAGCCGTCTTTGATGGTAAAAGGAGCGAATAAACTGGATATGAAAGGAATTATCGCAAATATTCTTAATGCGGAAAAACAGGTTAAAACCAATGGCTTGTTTGATTGGTGTGTACTGGAAGCAGTAATTAATTCCGTAGTTGATGATGAGTTTGAAAAAGCCGTGCTGACAGCCTGCAATGCTGTCCTAAAGTCAACGGGTACGCTTATTACCTGCACACGGAATCTTGCATATGTGGAAAAAGCATATGAAAAAACCAAGCTGTCCGCCGGTGCGGGTGATTGCCTATGGTATCTTGATGATAAGAATTATACGCTTGGAGTGACTAACGGTATTGTGTTCAAGCAGAAATTCCACACACGGGAAAGTTTTATAGCCCTGCTCGAAAACTATTTTGATAATATACAGGTGCTTTCTTGTAATGCAAGCTATATATACTGTGCCTGCACACAGCCAAAGCAACTCCCTGTGGAAGTTTATGAAGAATATCTGGAAAAAGAACTGAACATTGAATACCCCGGAGGCTTCAAGCACAACAAGCATAAAGGATTGATGAACGCGCTGATTGCAAAGGCGGCGGAAAGGTATGACTGATAAGAAAAAAAGGAAAGATTTGTTTGAACAATGGGTTGAATCAGGCGAAGTGGAAAATAATCTTGCGATTATACAGTCCCTGTCCATGCAGGGCAAATCTATGAATGAGATTGCCGGTGCATTCGGTATTTCCAGACGAACACTTCAAAATCTTCAGAAGGAACATCCCGCGTTGGAAAGGACGATAAAATCGGGACGCCTTTCTGTTGTGGCTATGTGTCAGAATAAACTGATGGAGCGGGTATCAAGCGGAGATACAACCGCTATAATTTATGCACTTAAAGTTTATGGCGGAGATTTCTTTAACGACCGGAAAGCTGTTGAAGCAAAAATCACCGGAACGCCTGTTTCCGTTAAGCCTCAAGTCCAGATATATCTGCCCGATAAAGATTCAGAAAAGGCTATAAAAAATGAAAGTAAATAGAAAATCAGAGAATAAACCTATTGAAATACGCCCGCAAAAAGGCAAACAGGAAATGTTCCTAAGTTCTCCCGCTGATATATGTATTTACGGAGGCGCTGCGGGCGGTGGCAAAACATATGCACTTCTGCTTGAATGTCTGAGGCATATTGATAACAGGCTTTTTGAAGCAGTGATATTCCGTCAGTCGCGACCACAGATTCTAAGTGCCGGAGGATTATACGCCACAAGTCAGGAAATCTATCCGTATCTTGGTGCGACAAGTGTTCTGACAGCAGAGATTCAGTGGAGATTTCCATCCGGAGCAAAGGTTACTTTCGGGCATATGTTTTACGAAAAAGACAAACTTGCGTGGCAAGGCTCACAAATAACATTTATAGGATTTGATGAACTGACACACTTTTCGGAGGGCCAGTTCTTTTATATGCTTTCCCGTAATCGTTCAGTTTGCGGCATTAAGCCGTATGTCAGAGCAACGACAAATCCGGACAGCGATTCATGGGTTGCGGATTTTATTTCATGGTGGATTGACCCGGAAACGGGGCTGCCCATCCCCGAACGCAGCGGTGTTTTAAGGTGGATGTTTCGGCAGAGCAATCAGATATATTGGGGAGATAGTCCTGATGAAATAGTTGAAAGGCTTGGGGAGGATGTATGCTCAATAGAGGACTGCAAAAGCGTGACATTTATTGCGTCCACTCTATCAGATAATAAAATCCTTACCGAAAAGGACCCATCATACCTATCTAATTTAAAAGCACTGCCGGAGGTTGAAAGAGAGCGTTTGTTATATGGCAACTGGAAAATCAAACCCGCCGCAGGATTATTCTTTAAGCGTTCGCAGGTTACGATTATCGACGATATACCTG